CGCACCCATTCGGGTGCGGCCCGGCCGCTGCATGGTTGCTTATGCAGACGTGATGTAGCACTCCTCGGCTTCCTGCTGTGCATGGATCAGCAGCAGCCGCGCCTCCTCATAGTCGTGGGTGTCGATTTGCTCAACGGCGTCGCTCAGCGTGTTGAAGAGGGTGAAGTACAGCTTCTTGAAGTCCATGGTGATCTCCTTTTTGTTCTGCGTATTTGCGGTTTCCGGCGCGTCTTCCGGTCGCTGCGATGCGCAGTCTAACACAGAACGGAGCAGAAACGTGTCGAATGCTGTAGGTGCCGAAAAAACTTCATAAAATTCAATTTTTTTGTCAGGCATGGAACGATCTTTGCGCGAAGCGTCGAATCGCAAACGCCCGCGCACCATATCGGAGCGCGGGAGCGGATCGTTTATAGCAGCTTGATCAGGATCGTGACGGCGCCCAGCAGGATCAGCACACTGCCGCCGTCGGCATCGTGTCCGGCTGGGCGGCGACGGGGCTGAATCAGTCTGTGAAACAGCTTTCCGATAAATAATTTCTATTACACACCCGTTGCACACCGTATCGATAATTTGCACGCAAAAACGGAAAAAGAAAAAGTCCTGTATCCATTGAGAATACAGGACTTTTTGCTGGTCCGAGTGAGAAGATTCGAACTTCCGGCCTCTTGAACCCCATTCATACGAAAATGTAGTGTTTTCAATGCTTTGCTGGTTTGGAGTTTGAAACGAGTTTGAAATAGGATTTTCTAAATTGCGTCCGTTATCTTCCGCAGGTCATCCAGATCCACGTCTTGATAATAGCGCGTCATGGAGATGTCGGTGTGACCGATCAGCTCCAGCATATCCTTTTCAGGTGCTTTGATGCGCTTGGCCAGCGTTGCAAACGTGTGGCGGCAGGAGTGCGGCGTGTACTTATGGCGTTTGACGCCACCAGCCACTTCCACGATCGGATTGTCAATGCCGGCGGCTTCGAGCGCCGGATAAAATGCGCGGTCCGTAAAAGCGCGCAGCGTCCAGGCGTTCCCGGCATCATCGCAAAACAGCGCGCCGCTGATGCGATCGCCTGCAGCACGGTCTACAAGGCGCTGGATCTTCGGGGACACGGTGACGGTACGGCCTTTTCCGGCTGCGGTCTTCGCGCCGCCGACCAGACAGTGCTGCGCGCGGTTATAATTCTGCACGTCCAGCCCAAGAAATTCGCTTGGCCGGAAGCCCAGGTAGATCATGCAGTACACATAGTCTGCATATGGCACGACACCGACGGCCTGCCGGATCTTTTCGATTTCAATGTCCGTGAACGACGGACGGTGCGCGGCAGCTTCGCCTTTGACGGACAAAAACTGCGCCAGATTCAGGTTCTCCGGGATCAGGTGACGCGGGATGCCGTACTTATACATCAGGCCGCAGGTGGCGCGCATATTTTCCTTGGTGCGCTTTCCACGTGGGCATTCGTCGATACAGTCCTGCAGGTCGTCAATATCCACGTCAGATATTTTCATCATCCAGATCGGCGAAAAATATTTGATGGCGGCGCGGTAGCAGCCGAGCGTGGAATCGTCCGCCTTATGCGTGGGAAACCATGCATCATACAATTCCTTAAACGTTGGATCGCGGCGCTTTGCCTGCGCCTTTTTCAGATCCGGGAGCGCCGCGAGCGCCTCCTTCTTCGTGGTAAATCCGCACCTGGTCCGCGTCTTGCGATGCACGCTGCCGTCCGACTGCACGATATACCCCAGCGTCACACTGGCGCGCCATGTGCCGTTCGCGGCCTTATACACGTATCCCTGCCCGTTTCCGCGCTTTTTTCGGCGTGTGACGGGCGTTTGCGGCTTCCCGCAGGTGCAGCAGAACCGGCTGCCGTCCGGGATCTGCGCGCCGCATTTTTTACATTGCATTTTTTATCCCCCTATGATACCATAAAGGGGCAGTTACCCCTTTAATTGCGATTGGTGGTTTTCTGCGCGGCCGTCTCGGTGTTCCAGCACCGGGGCGGCTTTTTTATTAAGCGATAATCGCAAAGGCGATGGCGAGCGGCACATACATGAGATAAAAGCATCTATGATAGAGCTTTAACTGCTCTTCCATGGCTTGTATGCGCGCATCAATTTTATAAAACGCTCTCTGAGATTCTTTTTCGAGCCACTTCTTCCGATCCGGCAATGGAAGCGGCAGGCCAAAATCGTCTTTCGGCTCAGGGATACGGTGCTGCCTCTTTGCATCTGGTTCTTCCTCGTAGTCAAAGCCGTGCCACGGGATATCAAAATGAAAGTACCCGCGCTTGATGAGCGCGTTCGCCTCGAAAAACATGGCAAAAAACAGCGCAACTGACGCAGCCAAAAAGACATAAAGCAGGATGCCTTTTACGGAGTCCGGGACCAGCTTTTTGCACACTGCGGCGGAGAAAGCGGCGCAGCCGAGCAAGCACGCAGGCCACTGGGAGTTCTCCTCAGCCTCCTGTACAAAGGACGTAAGCCTTTTGAGGCGCACACATCGATGCAAAAGCCAGAAGTAGTCGTCCGAAAAAACATCGTATTCCGAGAGACGTGGCAGCTCAAAATCCTTGTCCAGGTCAATATGGATCTCTCCGGCGCGGTAGAGGAACGCGCAGACGAATGCGGAGAGCGCTACGGCGCAGAGCGTGAGAACAATAGGCAGTACCATCCACCACATCAAGACCACACCTTTCAAATGTTTTCGCTTAATTTTACCATGCAGCGCAGTAGATGTCCACTGGATTCTGTTGTAGTTTTTGGGCGAAGTCTCAGTAAGCGGCAAAAAGTGTGCCGTATGCGGGACATTTGCAACACGCAGGCAAAAAAACGTGGTAATATTGCTGAAAATGAAAAACTATGTGCGAGAATATCGGGAATACTATGGTGTCAGTTTGCGCTGGCTTGCGAGAAAGGTGGGGTGCGGAGCGAGCACGCTCAGTGCAGTTGAGAGAGGGGAGCGCGTCCCCGGTGTGTATCTGGCGCTGCGGATCGCAAAGGCGCTGGGGACGTCTGTCAGCGACCTATGGGGAAAGGAGTAGTTGTGGAAAAGCGAGACTATATAATAGAGTGCATCATCGCATTGCTTCGGTGCTTGCCGGAAGGAAAACTGATGACAGTGCTCTCGTTTGTAGAAAATATGTAATGGAAAAGGAAGGCGCGGCTCAACCGTTGCCTTCCTTTTTTGTGGCGTCTGCTACTTGTGCGACGAATGTTTCCACAACAGGCCACATCTCGTCCGGGAGATCTGCCATTGTACGGAGGACACGCTTTTGCGCGCAGTCACCGCGATTGAGAGCTTTTGCAACAAACGAAGAAATAATACCGTCGTCATCCTGCGGTGCGTCATCAATCAGATAAGAGACAGGGACATCAAAAAGCTGCGCGATGGCCTTTACCTTTGATGCGGGGATATCATCAACGCGGCCACATTCCCACTTGCTTACCGCATTCTTTTTTACACCCAGGCGTTCCCCGAACTGCGTCTGCGTAAGCCCGAGCAGCGTTCTGTGATATTTGATTTTTTCGCCAATCGTCATTGCCGTTTTCCTTTCATAACATCGTATCTTAATAATAACACAAAAAATTTGAAAGTCAACAAAAAGTATCTTGACAAGGTGAGAAAAATGCGTATAATGAAAGTATCCTGAAAAGGTGAATCTCAAAGCGCGGAGGTGATACTATGCAGGCGAATATGTTGAAGGGAAAACTTACCGAAAACGGGATGACCCAAGCGAATGCAGCCGAAAGAATCGGGATCAGTCTAAGCCGATTTAACGCGAAGCTCAACGAAACGCGAGGCGCGGAGTTTTCGCTCGGCGAGGTTTTGGCGCTGAAGAACGTTTTGAATCTCAGCCCGGAACAGATCGACCAAATTTTTTTCACCTGAAAGTATCTTGAAAAGGTGAATTACGTCGGTTACTTGCGCTTTTCTTTGATCCGGTCGATCAAGGCGCGAATCGGCGCGACAACGGAAAAATGCACAGGAAAAGGAGGAAGGCACGATGACACTGGAAGAACTGGCCGCGAAGCCGTCGGAGATCCTGACGTGCGCGGACGTGGCCCCGCTGCTGGCCTGCAGCGCGTGGACGCTGCACGAGCAGGCTATGGAGAACCCATACGCGCTTGGCTTCCCGGTGATTGTTGCGAAGCGGCGGGTGAAGATCCCGAAGCGGGCGTTCATCCGCTTTATGCGCGGCGAAATGGAGGGAGAGAGGACATGAAGGTATTCGGAGACCCGCGTGCGCGGGCAAAGGCGCGCAGATACATCGTCTGGGGCATCGAGGACGGCATCGTCTGCGCGAGCTTCCTCGGCGGCATCGCGCTGGCCGGGTGGGTGTTTCACGTGATCTTCACGGCGCTGGGGGTGGCATGATGGAGCATCTGAACATCGAACCGCCGGTTGAGCCCCCGGCCTACACCTGCCCGCGCTGCCCGGTGTGCGGCGAGGAGGTTGACAGCTTCTACAAGGACAAATGGGGCAACATTGTCGGCTGCCCGGAATGCGTGCAGGAGGTAACATCGTGGGAGACGTGAGCGGCGACATCTACATCCACGGAGGGCTGCCGCAGAGCCGATACTGCAGCACCTGCGCACACTACAGTCCGCTGCAAGATTCGACGCCGACTGCGAGCGCAAGGGTGTGCCTGTACATTTTACAGATGCGCCAGTCACGCGGATGCCCGCCGGGATACGGATGCCCGAAGCACATCACGCCGGAAGCATTCGCCAAAACGCCGCACGGGAGCGAGATCATGCGTATGCGTATGCGCAGCGCAGGCGGCGGTGCAAAGAACAGAGGGAGGAGAAAACGGAGATGATCACGAAGACGACGACCGTCGGCATGACGGACGAGCAATGGCACGCCGAGCGGCGAAAGAGCATCGGCGGCAGCGACGCCGGGACGATCCTCGGGCTGAACAAATACAGCTCGCCATACGCGCTGTGGGCCGAGAAGACCGGCCGCGTGACACCGGAGGACATCAGCGACCGCGAGGCGGTGCGGCTGGGACACGATCTGGAGGACTATGTGGCAAAGCGTTTCGCCGAGGCGACCGGAAAGCGGGTGCGGCGGGAAAACCACTTCCTTGTCAACAGCGACTATCCCTTCGCGCACGCGCTGCCGGACCGCATGGTGATCGGCGAAAACGCGGGTCTGGAATGCAAGACAACGTCCAGCTTCGAGATCCCGAAGCAGTGCGCCGAGGGCGAATTTCCGGCGGTGTGGTACTGCCAGATCATGCACTACATGATGGTGACGGGCGCACCGGTGTGGTATCTCGCGGTGCTGTGCTTCGGGCGGGGATTTTACTGGTTCCGCGTGGAGCGCGACGAGGGCGAAATTTCGGCTCTGGCGGCTGCCGAGCAGGAGTTTTGGCAGTATGTACGGAGCGGGACGGAGCCGCCTGTGGACGGAACGGACGCGACAGCGGAGGCGCTGCGCACGCTCTATCCCGACAGCAGGGACGGCGAGACGTGCGACCTCGGCGCGGTGCAGTCGGCCGTGCGCAGCTACACGGCGCTCGGCGAGCAGATCGACGAGCTCAAGCGGCTGCAGGCGGAGCAGGCGGCGACCATCCAGCAGTTTATGGGCACGGCAGAGAAGGGGCTGTGCGGCGATGTGGCGATCACATGGAAAACGCAGCAGCGTAGCACCTTCGACCGCAAAAAATGGGAGGCGGCGCACGGGGCGATCCCGCGCGAATACTTCAAGACGTCGCAGGCGCGGCCGTTTCGGGTGATGTGCCGATGACGCCGTCGACACCATGCAGGGAGTGCCCTGGCCGGTATCCCGGATGCCACGCACGCTGTGACCGCTACGCCGCATTCCGGCGCGGGAGGGACGCGGCAAATCTGGCACGGCAGCGCGACAACGATATCCTGCGCTACATACGCGAGAACCACGAAAAACGAGAATATGTGAAAAAACAACCATAAAAAAGAAAAGGGGAAAACACATGAACAGACAGGGAAATATGGTTCAGATCAGCCCTGAGCGGCTGCGCCTGTTTTGTAGCAAGAACGGCGGCCAAACGGTCGTGAGCGAGACTCTTGGCTACGGTAAAAGCTTCATCAGCAACGCGCTGCACTCCGGGAAGATGAGCCGGGCAGCGAACAAACTGCTGGCAGCCACATATGGCATCCCGGAGAACTTTTTCCTCGCGCCGGATCCTCCGAAAACGGCGTTGCCGCCGGAGCCGAAGGACGCACAGCAGGGGGGGGCGAGATGGGTACGCGCTGCGGCTGCAGGCGACGGACAAGCAGGTCTTTCTGCTGCTGGAGCACGACGGCGAGAAGGTCGGCAGCGCATACTCGAAGCGCAAAGACAGCAGCGAGCTGGCGCTGACGCAGGCGATCAGCTACGCGGCACACATGATCTACAAATTCTGCGAGCAGAAAACGCTGCAGGAATCTATGGAGGGTAAGTAAACATGGAAAAGAATCTGATCCAGAAGCAGCAGACGGCCATGGGCGCGCAGGGCGCAGCCGGTCAAAGCATCAACACCATCTTAAATAGTGTCTTGGACGGCGAAAAAATGCGCGGCCGTTTTCAGGAATTGCTTGGCGCGCGCACGCCGCAGTTCTTGTCGTCAATCGTTTCGCTGGTAAACGCCGACGTGAATCTGCAGAAGGCAATGTATGAAGCGCCGATGACGGTCGTTCAGGCCGCTCTGAAAGCTGCGACCTACGATCTGCCGATTGAACCGTCGCTTGGCTATGCCTATGTGGTGCCGTTCCACAACAGCGTCAAAACCGCGAACGGCAGCTGGCGCAAACGCTGGGAAGGCGCGTTCATCATCGGCTACAAGGGCATGGAACAACTGTGCCTGCGCACCGGCGCCTATGCTCGCGTGCCGGATGCCGTGGACGTCCGCGAAGGCGAACTGATCCGCTACGACCGTCTGACCGGCGACGCGGAATTCGCGTGGATCGAAGATGAAGACGAACGCGAAAAGCTGCCGGTCATCGGCTATGCCGGATATTTTCGCCTGAAAAACGGCGCGGAAAAGACCATCTACATGACGGTGAAGCAGATTGAAAACCACGAAAAGAAGAACCGCAAGGGCGAATACATGGGCAAGGGCTGGCGCGACGATTTCGACGCAATGGCCCGAAAGACTGTCCTGCGCCGTCTGATCGGCAAGTACGGTCTGATGTCCATTGACTATCGCAACGGCGATGACAGCACAATGCGGCTGGCAGAAGCAGTCGCGGCGGATGAAGCGCCTACGGATATTGGCAGCGACGTAATCGACCTGCCCGATTCCGAAACGGTCGACGCGGAAACGGGCGAGGTGATCGGCGATGCTGAATAAGATCGTGATCATGGGCCGCCTGACGCGCGACCCGGAGATGCGCCAGACCGGGAGCGGGACGTCGGTGACGTCCTTCTCCCTCGCGGTCGAGCGGGACTACAGCGGCAGGGACGGCGGCGAGAAGCAGACGGATTTCATCGACGTGGTGGCATGGCGGCACACGGCGGAGTTCGTCGACAAATACTTCGCCAAGGGCGATATGGCCGCCGTGAGCGGCCGCCTGCAGATCCGTGACTGGACGGACAAGGACTGCAACAAGCGCCGCAGCGCCGAGGTCGTGGCGGACAGCGTCTACTTCGGCGGGAGCAAGCGCAGAGAGACGGACGCAGCGCCTGCTGAATACGATGCGCGTCCGGTCGCCGTGCAGCCGACGGACGCGGACATGGAGCGGCTCGACGAGCTGGTGAGCGCATACGACAACGTCGCATACGCTGACGACATCGACGGCGGAGACCTGCCGTATTAAGGGGGAAACAGCATGGCATGGATCGAGCTGCACCAGACGCTGCCGACGAACCGCAAGACGATGCGCTTCAAGCGGCTGCTGAAGATCAAGACGCCGCAGGCCGTCGGCCATATGTGTATGCTGTGGCTCTGGGCGATCGACAACGCGCCGGACGGGGATCTGTCTCCGTTCGGCGCGGACGAGATCGCGGAGGCCGGCGGCTACACGGGCAAAGACCCGCACGCATTTGTGGACGCACTGGTCGGAGCAGGGTTCGTGGACGACGACGGCACATCCCTGATGATCCACGAGTGGTATGACTACGTCGGCAATCTGGTGGACAAGCGCGCGATCACCAAGGCGCAGAACCGCGAACGCGCGCAGAGATACCGCGACAAGCGCAAGCAAATGAGCGTGACGGAAAGCGTGACGGAGCGTGACGATGTAACGCGGCGTAACGCTGACGTAACGCGTGACGCGAGCGAACGCGCTGCGTTACGTAACGCTGACGTAACGACCCTATACAGTACCGTACAGTACAGTACCAATACAGTACCCTGTATATCTGAAGAAAGAAAGGTAAAAGAAAGAAGCCCGGAGGTGCAGCCTGCGACCGACGTGACGCCGACGGAAGCTGTCCGGCCTGACGTGCTGGAAACAAAAAACAGATTGATCGTGCAGGCGGATATGCCGAAGGGCCGGAAGCTGGACGAACTGCCGGAGGGGATGCGCCTTGCAGACCTGCCGTTTATCCGGCTCTGGCGCAGCAAGGGACGCGACGTTCGCACGGACACGGTAACGCTGGCCATTGATGCGTACCTGCGTGAGCGGCCTGCACAGCCGGACGAAAAGGCGGGTGAGGCGTGTGCCGAGCGGTAGCTTCCGGCAGGTGTACGTTAAGTGCCCTTTTTACCTGTATGACGACGGCGCGGGGCGCATCTGCTGCGAAGGGATCGCGCCGGAGACGACGGTGGCGACGATGTTTCGCCACCGAAACCAGCTGCAGCAGCATATGCGGATCTTCTGCGAGGACGCATTCACCTGCTGCGAGCTGTACCGCGCCGTGATGACAAAATACGACGATGACGAGGAAGGAGACCAATGATGGAAGGAAAAGAACGAAAGCGCGCGGACGATCTTCCGGCCGGCGCTGTGGAGCAGGTAAGAGAGCTGCTGAACCGTCCGCGCTCGAGCGCAGATTTTTCTCCGGCCGCGCGCTACGCTGTCAGCAAGTTGTGCGATTACGCCGAGCAGGAGCACGAGCTTCGGGGCAAGGCAGAGGAGCGGTGCGTGAAGATGAACGGGCAAGTGACGGATGCTCGCCTCATGGTAGAGGCTCAGGCGCGCACGATCGACGACCTGCGGCAGCAGCTGAGCTTCCTGCGGCAGGCGATGCAGGACGCGGGGGTGTGAAGATGAATAAAGACGTTTTGTTTTCCAGCAAGACTGATTTGTGGGAGACCCCACAGGACTTTTTTGACATGCTTAACGCGGAGTTCGGCTTTACACTGGATGCCGCCGCAGACGCACAAAACCACAAATGCCCCCGTTACTATACGCGAGAGCAGGATGGACTGAAACAGCCCTGGACGGGCACGGTGTGGTGCAACCCGCCATACGGGCGGCAGATCGGCGAGTGGGTGCAAAAGGCCAGCTACGAGAACGCCGTGAATAACAACACTATCGTCATGCTGCTGCCCGCGCGGACAGACACGCGATGGTTCCACACGTATATCTATAAGCGGCCGAACGTCGAGACACGGTTCGTGCGCGGGCGGCTGAAATTCGGCGGCAGCAAAAACAGCGCGCCGTTCCCGAACATGGTCGTGATTTTTAAGCCGAAAGATGCGGGGGTGTGAGGCATGGACGCGCTGAAATTTATCGAAGAACGAAACCGGATGTGCGATTACTACACGAAAAATGACGGTATAGGTGGATGTGCTAATTGCCCGGAGTTTGATTCTGCGTGCAATGTTGTCCGATATGTAACGCCAGAATATATTGCCGACGTCGAGAAATGGTCGCAGGAGCATCCGCGCAAGACGCGGCAGGACGTGTTTTTGGAACAGTGGCCGAATGCGGTTGTCTACGAAGATGGTGTGCTCGACATTGCCCCGTGCCGGGTAGACAGACCCGCAACAGGACGTTGCGATGGAACGACTTGCGGAGACTGCCGCCGCGAGTTCTGGATGCAGGAGGTGGAGTGATGGAGAGGCTTACGTTTGATGGCAATTTCTGCGACATTGCTCAATGCCGGGAGCTGTCGTGCCCGTATAGCACCGCTTGTATGCAACGGCAGGTGTGGGAACGCCTGAAACAGTACGAAGATAGTGGCCTGTCCCCTATCGCTTGTGAGGAAGCGAGAAAAATTGAGGATGGGCTGTCTGAGCATGATTACTCCATTGCGCGAATGGTGGAATTGATGCAGGCTGACAAGGCCGGGCGCGTGGTGGTGCTGCCGTGCAAGGCGGGAGACGAGCTTTGGACATTCTACAATTACCCGGATGAGCAAGTTTGCAGTTTTACTGTGACAGATATAAGCACACTTAATGGGAGGACTATGTTGAACACATCACGTTGCGGTGTTATAGATGCGCGTGATGTCGGTAAGACCGTATTCCTGACCCGCGAGGAGGCGGTGGAAGCATTGGAGGCGATGAATGATGAGTAAGGCTGTCATGCTGAGCATCCGCCAAAAGTGGTGCGAAAAGATTGCCAGCGGCAAAAAAACTGTCGAAGTCCGCAAGACAAAGCCAAAGCTGAAACCGCCGTTCAAGTGCTATATTTACTGCACAAAAGATAAGAATAATCATTTTTGGATTGGAAAGCGTTATTCTTATGCTGACGATCACAGCCACAATGCATTTGATAAAATCGGAAGTGGTAAGATCATAGGCGAGTTCATCTGCAACCAGATTTATGAGCTCGCGCCTCTCAACTATGCACCGGACGACGTAGAAAAACAAGCCCGCCTGACACGGGAAGAAATTGTGAACTACCTAAATGGAACCGGCTACGGCTGGCACATCTCCGACCTTAAAATCTACGATACGCCGAAGGAACTGGCAGAATTTCACACTCAGAAAAAATGCAAATCATGCAGCAAAAGCGGGTACGAAAGCACAGCCTGTAGCTATGATGAAAATTGCATGGTTCCGGTGGCGATTACTAAAGCACCGCAAAGCTGGTGCTATGTGGAGGAGGTCTGACAATGGCTGACCTGACCTACATGGACTGCTGGCACTACATCGCGCCGCTGATACCGATCAGCAGCGAAATGTCGCAGGAGATCTACGTGATGGTGTTTCAGGCGCTGAAGGAAGCTGATGAAAGGAGGAAGGAGAATGGCTGAATGTATCGATGAATCGGAAGTGCTGCACAGAGCGCTGGACACTTACGGCTCGCGGGCGCAGATCATGATGGTGTTCGAGGAAATGAGTGAGCTGCAAAAGGAGCTGTGCAAGTACCTGCGCGGCAAATACTCGCCGGCAAACATCGCCGAGGAGATCGCCGACGTGGAGATCATGCTCGAGCAAATGAAGATGCTGTTTTGCTGCGCAAATGATGTGCGCAATGAGCGCAGGCGCAAGGTAGAGCGGCTGAAAGAGAGGCTGGACAATGGATAATTACATCAACCTGGAAGCGGCGGTTGATGCCGTCACCAACGTTTACTACAATACGCCGGACATAAACTTGTCAGCGGACAAACTCGAAGCGAGCTTGCGGCGTATCCCGGCCGCCGACGTTGAAAAAATGTCAGACGGATACCACACTTTCGCAGACTTGTATGAACAAAGGCTCATTTTGTCTGCTGCTCTTGCCAAAAATAATCCGCATGCATGGAAAAGCAAGCGGCATGAGGACGGCAGCGTTCCTTTCGGCGGGGGATGGTTCATCATGGGTTTTGACACCGACGAAGGATGTTACACATACCACTATGAGTTAAAAGACTGGGATCTGTTTCAGTGCAAGGAATTGGACAAAGGAAAGCCGTGGGATGGTCACACGTCAAAAGATGTCCGGAGATTGCTTTCAATTCCTGCCGCCGACGTTGCGCCGGTGGTGCACTGCCGTCACTGCCGATCCTACAATAAGCCGCGGCTGGGATGGTGCTCAGTCCACATGGACCGCGAAGGCCCGGACGACTTTTGCGGCTACGGCGTGAGGATGGACGGTGATAGTGATGCGCTTGATTGACGCGGACACCGCGCTGCGCAGCCTGCCGGATGATCTGCCGTACAAAGGCAGCGTCCGTCGGGTGCTGGCACAGGCGCAGACGGTGGATGCCGTGCAGGTCACGCGGTGCATGGACTGCGAAAGCGCGCGGGAGCTAACCCAGCACGAAAGCATTTATCTGGCCGACGGGGTCTTGATCTGCACAAACTGCGAGGTGACAGAAGGCTGCCGCCTCCCTGTATGGCCGCAGCATTTTTGCGGATACGGCAGGGAAAAGGACGGCAGCGAAGAAGACGTTGTTGAAACCGCGCCGATTGTCAGATGTGAAAACTGCATGTATTGGGTATCCGGCAAGAACGAGTGCGAGAGCTGGGAATGGTGCAAGATGCTGAACACGGATATGCCGCCGAATGGATTTTGCTATCTCGGCGATCGAAAGGATGATGACGATGACAAAGCGGATTAACCCGCGCCGGAGACCGGCGACGATGGCAGACGTGCAGCGCGCAAAGGAAACGGCGACGGCGGATGCCTGCCGCGTGACGCTGGCGATCTTTTTCACGGCGCTGTTGGACAAAGAGGGCATGGACGCGGAGCAGCTGCAGCGCATCTGGAGAGAGGTCGAGGCGCTGTCGGAGAGCGTGCGAGACGGGTATGTATCAGCGCCGGACCTGATCCGCGTGCTGAGAGACGAGTATGAGATCGACATCATAGGAGGATGACGGAATGAACAGACTGGATACCCTGAAGGCTGCCGCCGAGTGCGTATGCGGCAGCCGGGAAGAAGACTACGGTAGCCCGGAGGATAACTTTGCCGTGATCGCGGCGCTGTGGACGGCATACACCGGCAAGGACATCACGCCGAAGGACGTGGCGATGATGATGGCGCTGCTGAAGATCGCCCGCGCGAAGGCGGGCAGCAAGCCGGACACCTACGTCGATCTGGCTGGCTACGCCGCGTGTGGGGCGGAAATTTCGGCGCGAGAGCCGAAGCGAACCGCGAAGCGCACAGCGAGTACAACTGACTCTGCTGGAGGCACAGAGGCCGAAAAAACGGCATCCTGCGTGAAGCTGCAGCGGATGGACGGATACTATCTGGTGGACGTGGACGGGAATCCGCACCGCTTTACGCTGTGGGAAACCGCGATGCAGTTTATCCGCGAGCACGCCGGTGAGCTGACGTGACGGCGGAGTTTGTGATCCCGACGAGGATGCCGGGAATGAACGAATACACGGACGCATGCCGGCGGCACGCGCAGGTGGGCGCGAAGATGAAGCACAACAACCAGGAGATCACCGCGTGGGCCATCAAGTCGCAGCTGAGCGGGGTGAAGTTCACGAAGCCGGTGGAGATCACCTACACGTTCTTCGAGCCGAACCGGCGAAGGGACAAGTCAAACGTCGCGGCGTTCGGCGTCAAGGTAATCGAGGACGCGCTGGTGATGTGCGGGGTGCTGAAGGATGACGGCTGGCAGTACATACGGGCGTTTACGTCGCGCTTTGTGCTGGACAAGGAAAAACCGCGCATCGTGGTGTGGATCACGGACGAATGCGGGCAATAAGAAAGCTCCGGGGCAGAAGCCTCGGAGCTTTTGGCGTATATTGGTGCGGAAGTTGTGCAGGATGCAAAAAATGCCGGGATAGATAAGCGCGGGCGGCCTGGTGTACGATGGACGCGGAGGTGCAGTGATGGTGTACCAGGACTGGGATGCTTTGAAAATGGAATATGTCACCACAAAGACGACCTATGCGAAGTTGGCCGAAAAGTACGGCATCAGCATCAGCCAGATCAAAATCGTGGCTGCACGTGATGGGTGGACAAATGAACGCAAAAAGTTCACCGCACGCGTACAACAAAAAGCGTACCGGAAGGCGTGTAACCACGAGGCCGACCGGCTCGCGCGTCTGATCACCGCCACAACGGGCGCGATCGACGTGGCGATGCGCGCGATCGGCGACGACGAGCAGTTTAACCGCTACCTGGTCGAGCGGCGGGAGAAGTATGCCGTGCCGGTGGCGGACGAGGATGCTGAAGACGGCGAGCTGCCGCCGGACGGGAAGCTGGTGACGGAGCGGCAGTGGATCGAGGAGCGCACGTACCAGAAGGTAGACACGAAGGCGCTGAAGGATCTGACGGGCGTGCTGAAGGACCTGACGGGGCTGGTGCGCGATCTGTACGGTATCCCGACGCAGGCGCAGGCCGAGGCGCAGCGCATCGCTGCCGAGCGGCTGGAGCTGGAACGCAAAAAGGCCGAGGACGGCAGCACGGACACGCACGTGGAGCTGGAGATCGTGGGCCTGCCGGAGGAGTACAAGCGATGATACTGATCGATGCAAGCAAGATCAGCGACAAGCAGGACGCATTTTTGCGCGACGAGCACCGGCACGTGGCCTATGGCGGCGCGCGCGGCGGCGGAAAGAGCTGGGCCGTGCGCACCAAGGCCAAGATCCTGGGCTGCACGTACCCCGGCATCAAGATGCTGATCGTCCGGCGCACGCTCGACGAACTGCGCAACAACCACGTGAAATTTCTGACGCCGGAGCTCGCGGGCGTGGCGAAGTACAATCAGTCGACGAAGGAGTATAAATTCGTCAACGGGAGCACGCTGACGCTGGGATACTGCGACGCCGAGAAGGACCTGGGCCACTATCAGGGTGCGGAGTACGACGTGGCCTTTCTGGACGAGGCCGGGCAGCTGCTGCCGGAGTGGATCCGCGAGATCAACGCCTGCGTGCGTGGCACGAACGGCTACCCGAAACGGACATACTACACGCTCAACCCCGGCGGGCCTGCGCACGGATACTTCAAGCGCCTGTTCGTCGATCGCCGCTTCGAGGATGCCGAGCGGCCGGAGGACTACAGCTTTATTCAGGCGCTGGTGACGGACAACATCGCGCTGATGGAGGCGCAGCCGGAGTATATCGCCGAGCTGCGCAAGCTGCCCCCGAAGCTGCGCGCGGCATGGCTGGAGGGCTCGTGGGACATCTTCGAAGGGCAGTTTTTCGAAGATTTCCGCACGGAGCCGGATCTGATGGCGGCGCACGAGGCGGGCGTGGACGCGGAGCCGGAGGAGCTGCGGGCGCAGCACCGGTGGTGCCACGTGATCAAGCCCTTCGATCTGGCGGCCGGAGCGTGCCGGGGATGGCACATCCTGCGCAGCTACGACTTCGGCTACGGCAAGCCGTTTTCCTGCGCATGGTGGGCGATGGACTACGATGGCGTTCTGTACCGCATCATGGAGCTGTACGGCTGCACGGAGACACCGAACGAAGGCGTCAAATGGTCGCCGGACGAGCAGTTCAAACGCATCGCGGAGATCGAGGATACGCACCCATGGCTCAAGGGCCGGAAGATCACGGGCGTGGCGGACCCGGCCATCTGGGATGCATCGCGCGGCGAGAGCATCGCGGACACGGCGGCGCGGTATCGCGTGTACTTCACGCAGGGCGACAACAAGCGTGTGCCTGGCTGGATGCAGTGCCATTACCGGCTGCAGTTTGACGCGCAGGGATATGCGCGGATGTACGTCTTTGATACGTGCAGGGCGTTTATTCGCACGGTGCCGCTGATGATGTACAGCCGGACGAACCCGGAGGACCTGGACACGACGCTGGAGGACCACGTCAGCGACGAGTGGCGGTATCTGTGTATGTCGCGGCCGGTAAAGCCGATGCTGGCGGCGGAGGAGGAGCCGGTGCTGTCCGATCCGCTGAATCAGATGCAGAAACCGGGGCGCTACGGCGCGATCTGGTGATAAAAACGGGAGGTTATCATGGACGAAATTCGCATTCAGGGCGCGCAGCCGGGCACGGAGGCGCAAGCGCTCGGCGGCCAGGTTATGCCGCCGGAGGACGTGATCACGCGCGAGCAGCTGCAGGAGTTTTCCCGCGTGCTGCACGAGTACAAGGTGGGCAAGGCCAGCACCGAGCGGCGCATGATCGCAGCGGAGCAGTGGTGGAAGCTGCACAACCAGCCGGAGGAAGAGAAGGCCGGAAACCAGATGTACAATGGCTTCCGCAGCCGGAGCTCGTGGCTGCATAACGTCATCGTGAACAAGCACGCTGACGCGGTGGAGTCGTACCCCGAGCCGAACATCCTGCCGCGCGAGGAAGGCGACAAGCAGGAAGCAAAGATGCTGTCGGCGATCGTACCATGCGTGCTGGAGCAGAACGCTTTCGATGCGACGTGGAGCGACGCGATGTGGGCGAAGATGAAGTACGGCACGTGCGTGTACAAGATCACGTGGGACAGCAGCAAGCTCGGCGGCCTCGGCGACATCAGCATCGAGCGCGTGAACGTGCTCAACCTTTTCTGGGAGCCGGGCATCACGGACATCCAGAAGAGCCGGTACGTGTACCACACGGAGCTGATGGACAACGATGCGCTCGAGGAGCAGTACCCCCAGCTGCACGGGCAGCTCAAGGGCAACGACTTTTATGCGTCGAAGTTTTTGTACGACGACAACGTGCCGACGGACCGGAAGAGCACGGTGATCGACGTGTACTACCATCGCGGCGGCGTGCTGCACTACTGCAAGTACATCGGCGACATCGTGCTGTACGCGACGGAAAATGACCAGGAGTACCGCGAGCGGGGGCTGTACGATCACGGGCTGTACCCGTATGTGTTCGACGCGCTGTTCCCGGTCGAGGGCTCGCCGTGCGGGTACGGATACGTGGACATCTGCCGCAATCCGCAGACGGCCATCGACAGCCTCGGCACGAGCCTCGTGCGCAACGCCGTGGTGGGTGCGACGCCGCGATATTTTATGCGCGAGGACGGCAGTGTGAATGAGCAGGAGCTGCTGGACACGGAGAAACCGCTGGTGCACGTGGACGGCAACCTCGGGCAGGATAGCATCCGGCCGATCGACTACAACGCGCTGCCGGGAAACTACATCAACGTCTGGTCGACGATGGTCAACGAGCTGCGCGAGACCAGCGGCAACACCGACACAGCGACCGGCAACGTGACCTCCGGCGTGACGGCGGCGAGCGCCATTGCCGCGCTGCAGGAGGCAAGCGGCAAGGGCAGCCGGGACAGCACGCTGGCAGCATACCGCGCATACAGCAAGATCGTGAATCTGTGCATCGAGCTGATCCGGCAGTTTTACGATCTGCCGAGATCCTTCCGGATCGTGGGCGAGCTGGGCATGGAGCAGTTCGTATCCTACAGCAATCAGGGGCTGCAGCCGCAGGCGCAGGGCATGGCCTTCGGCGCGGACATGGGGATGCGGCTGCCGGTGTTCGATATCAAGGTCAGCGCGCAGAAGAAAAACGTCTATACGCGCGTGAGCCAGAACGAATTGGCGCTGCAGTTTTTCCAGATGGGCTTCTTCAATCCGAGCATGACGGACCAGGCGCTGGCTTGCCTGGACATGATGGACTTTGACGGCAAGGACGGCGTGATGCAGAAGATCCAGCTCAACGGCGTGCTGGCGCAGCGGCTGCAGCAGTACCAGCAGCTGGCGCTGTCGCTGGCGCAGATCGCGCGGCCGGACATGGTGCAGGGCATCGCGGCGGATATGGGCATCGCCATGCCGGCACAGGCGGGCGCAGGCGCAAGCGCCGCGCCGAAGATGCAGGAAAGCGACGAGATCTCCGGCATCAAGGCCGACGAGCACCCGATCGCCGCGAAGGCACGGGAGGCGAGCGCGAACGCTGCCCAGCCGGGTGGCGGAGCCGTGATAAAGGGGGGCAGCAAGGCATGATCGAGATCGTGTACGACCGGATGCGGCTGCGGCTGACGGCTGACGGGCACGCGGGATTCGCCGAGGCGGGGCAGGACATCGTATGCGCGGCGGTGACAATCCTTGTGTACACGCTGGCGGCCGCCGTGGGCAACATGGACGCCGCCGGGCAGGCGCGCGGATCGCGCGTAGATCTCGGGAGCGGGCACGCAGAGATCGTGTGCGCTGCATCGCCGCGATGGCGCGCGTGCGCGAAGATGATCTGCGACCAGATCTGCGCGGGATTCGATATCCTGCGGCAGATGTACCCGGAGCGCGTGCGCTATGAGGTGCGCGGATAAAAAATTTTCAGAGATCCGAGGCCGAGGGATAGAGATAGCCCTCGGCCTTTTTGTATGCTGGAGGTGCGAGGGCGCAGGAGCTTTCGCGTGTGTACCTCCTTTCTTCTCTGTTTTCCCATCCATCTCCTTTTCTCTTGGCACCCACGCAGCGGGGAGACTGCTGCGTGGGTATCTATGCCGCTGCGAGGCGCGCTGCAGCGATGGACTGCAAGTGCCGGTGCAACTCCGGCTGGCGGCGACAGGGTCGTGGCCTACCACAGATTTTTGACGGAGGCATCCTTATGCGATTTGACATTCGGGCGCTGGCCATGCACGGCCTGCAGCTCTTCGGCGGCGAAGGCGGCGCGGGTGGCGCGGCCGGAGGCTCTTCCGGAGCGGGCGCAGGCGCAGATGGTGCGGGCGCTGCGGGCGTAACGGCTCCTGACGCCGGGGAGCGCATCCTGACCGGGCTTGGTGTCCCGGCGGACAAGATCAGCAAGCGGTCGAGGGCACGCGTATCGGCCATGCACCGTGACGACGGGGCAGCGGCAGAGGCGGCGCAGACGCAGGACGACGCTGCAAATGGCACCGATGACGGGCAGGGAATGCCGAAACGCCTGACGTGGGACGAGATCATGGCAGATCCCGAGTACAACGAGCAGGCGCAGAAGATGATGCAAAAGCGGCTGGCAAAGTCGAAGAAGTCCGAGCAGGCGCTCAAGGACCTGACGCCGGCATTGGAGCTGATGGCGCGCAAGTACGGCATCGACGCAGAGGATATCTCCAAGCTGGACGTGCAGGCGCTGAACAAGGCTGTGACCGAGGACAAGGCGTACTACGAGGAGCGGGCGGACGAGCTCGGCATCCCCGTCGAGGAGGCCATGCGTATCGACCAGCTGGAGCGGCGCAACAAGCTGCTGGAGCACCAGAACGAGCAGACGCTTGAGCAGCGCAGACTGCAGGAGCATTTCGACGGGCTGGTGCAGCAGGCGGCAAAGCTGCAGGAGATGTATCCTGGCTTTGACCTGCAGACGGAGCTGGAAAACCCGGCCTTCGCGCGGCTGACCGCGCCGGGCAGCCTGGTCAGCGTGGAGGACGCCTACTTCGCCGTGCACCGCAAGGAGATCCAGACGGCGGCGATGCAGGTGGCAGCGCAGAAGACCGCGCAGCAGATCAGCAACAGCATCCAGGCCGGGCAGCGCAGGCCGGCAGAGAACGGCAGCGCATCCCAGGCGGCATCCATTTCTGCCCCGACGACGATGTCGCGCGCGAGACGCGACGAGATCAAGCGCCGCATGAACATCGCAGCGGCGAACGGGGAGAAGCTCTATCCCGGCACGTTCTGACGTGCAGGGAGGCGATCCCCGAACAGAACACTGAAAGGGGAAGCAAACCTATGATCATGAATCTGATTACCAAGCTCGGCCTGCAGCTTTTCGCGGACGCGGGCACGCTGGTCAACGCGACCGGCAACTACGTCAACGCCTCGACCGGCACGGTGACTGCGTTCGACGCAACGCACACGCTCGCGCCGGAGCTCAAGACCTTTTACGACACCGAGCTGCTCGAAAACGCCCGCGCCGAGATGTTTTACGCGCAGTTCGGCAAGAAGCAGGCGCTGCCGAAAAACCACGGCGGCACGGTCGAGTGGCGCAAGTGGAACACCTTTGACAAGGCCGGCAAGCTGACCGAAGGTGTGATCCCGACCGGCCAGAAGTTCGGCGTGACCAAGCTCGAGGGCAGCATCAACCAGTACGGCACGTACACCAGCATCACAGATCGTCTGGAGCTGCGCGCCTACGACGACGTGATCCTCGGCGCGACCGAGGAGATGGGCGCGAGCGCCGCAGAGACGCAGGAAAAGCTCATCCGCGACGCGCTGCTGACCAACACGAACGTGCTCTACTGCGACAACCTCAGCGCGGCCGGCGCGTATATCTCCACGCCGACCTCCTGCGCCGAGATGGGCGCCGGCGGCGGCGCGAGCGCTGCTGACGGCTACGCCTACCTGACGCCGGACATGATCGCCAAGGCGGTCACGAAGATGAAAAAGGACCGCGTGCCGACCATCAACGGCAAGTATTACGCCGTGATCCATCCGTCCGTCGCCTACGACCTGCGCAAGTCCACCGAGTGGATCGAGGCGCACAAGTACGCCCAGCCGGACGAGATCTACAACGGCGAGATCGGCGAGCTGCACGGCGTGCGCTTCATCGAGAACACCTTCGCTCCTGTCCTGACCGGCACGGGCTACAAGAACAAGAGCGAAGGCGCGACCTACGCGACCTACTTCTTCGGCAAGGATGCCTTCGGCATCATCGATCCGGAAGGCGGCGCGCTGGAGATGATCGTGCACGACAAGTCCGAGATCGGCGGCCCGCTGAACCAGTTCAGCACCATCGGCTACAAGTTTGAGACCAACGGCGCGACCGTGCTGTACACCGAGCGCCTGCTGCGCGTGATGAGCACGTCTGCTTACAGCGCGACGGACGCCGCCAACTGAGGCGAAACCAATACGGCCGGAGGCGCTGCGGCGTCTCCGGCTGATATGAGAAAGGAGCGTACCCATGGCAACCGAAAAGAAGCCCGAGACCGTGGCAGAGAAGCCCGAGACCGTGGCAGAAACGATTCCGGATCCGTATGAGCTGGAGGAGATCTTCATCCCGCGCGCAGGCGCGAAGGAAGACCCGAACCTGTTCGTGAGCGTCAACGGTAAGAATTTTCTGATCCCGAAGGGCAAGAAGTCCAAGGTGCCGCGCTACATTGCCGACGAGATCCGCCGGTCTGAGCGCGCGCGGGACGCCTTCGAGGCGTTCGTGGACGAGGCTACGGCAGCCGCGCGGCAGGCAGAGTAAACCAAAGGGAGGCGGCAATCACGCCTCCCTTTTTCAGTACAAGGAGCAGAGACTATGACGATTTCGGACGCGATCACGATGGTGGACGCCCTGCGGCCGAACCAGTATTCGCAGGACATGAAGATCCGGTGGCTGTCGCGCCTTGACGGGATGATCTGGCAGGAAGTGATCCGCACGCACGAGGGCGGCACGGAGACGTTCGACGGCTACGACAGTTCGTCGATGGACGCCACGGAGCTGCTCGTCGGCAGCCCGTATGACGAGGACGTGTACAACAACTACCTGCAGGCCATGATCGACCGCGAAAACGGCGAGGCGGGCAAATACAGCCAGAGCATCACGCTGTTCAACGCGGCGTTCTCGCGCTGGCGCAACTGGTATAACCGCGCGCATATGGCGAAGGATCCCGGAGTATTCCGGTTTTGAGGGAGGGATGACAGATGCCGACATATCCGACGATTCAGGAAACGGCACGCTCGCAGCAGGTGACGGATACCTTCGGCGGCTACAACCACAACCTCAAGATCCCCGAGGGGGAATTTTATGAGATGGAGAATCTTTGCGGCGACGATTACCCGCTGCTGGCGACAAGAAAGCAGCGAAATACACTGCAGGGTTCGGCCGAAAACCTGAAGGCGTTAGTATCAAAAGGGAATAAGCTTTACTACATCGAAGGGTATGACAGCGCGACAAACACCTGCGGCTTCTATGCCGACGGCGAGAAAGTCGTGGATCTGGCATACGCCGGATCGAAGCGGTTCGTGAGCATGGGCGCGTACCTGCTCATCTGGCCGGACAAGGTGTGGTACAACACGGCGGACGGCACGCACGGGAATATGGAGAAGAAGTTCGCCGCTGCGGCGGGGACGTACCTGTTTTCTGAAACGAACGCCGTTTCCGGTCCGGACGGGCAGGAGACGATCACGGTCTATGCAAAGTGGCTGGTGGAGCCGTGCAGCAGAGACGGGAAGACCGTGTACACGACGAGTGAGACGCACAGCGTGACCTTTGGAAGCAACCGCACGGTGACACTGGACGGGATCACCTACTACTATCTCAACAGCAACAAACCATCCGCGCCGAAAAACGGGGACGCATACATCGACAACGAGACGCGAACGCCATATGTCTACAGCGACTCGCAGAAGGATTGGGCGGCGCAGGACGTGCCGGTGATGCGGCTCAAATGCAAGGGGATCGGCAGCGGCTTTGCAGCCGGCGATTTCGTGAAGATCTCTTATGTGGATACGAGCACATATTTCGGGCTGCTCGGCGGGGACAATCTCGCGGACGGCACGTACAGGGAGGTGCTTGCGGCCGGAGGCGACTATCTCGTGCTGGACGCATACGCGCCGAAGGTGGCAGTGTCGTACATCATCGACGAAGCGCCTCCCGGCGTCTATGTCAGGGCGGATATGGATCTGCCGGACATGGACTATGTCATCGAGGCGCAGAACCGGCTCTGGGGCTGCAAGTACGGCACGGTGAATGGGAAGCTTGTCAACGAGATCTACGCGAGCGCGCTTGGGCGCTTCGACGTGTGGCGCAAATATGCAGGCGTGAGCACGGACAGTTACGCCGCTTCGGTCGGCTCGGACGGGCACTGGACGGGCGCTGTGAATTATCAGGGCTATCCGCTGTTTTTCAAGGAAGACCGGATGCACAAGGTGTATGTGTCCGCGAGCGGCGCACACAGGATCCAGGAGTACACGGCGCGAGGCGTGCAGCCGGGCGGAGCGAAGAGCCTCGCGGTGGTCAACGGAGTACTGTTTTACAAGGCGCGCGACTGCGTGTGCGCCTACGACGGAAGCGGCGCGCCGACGGACGTGAGCGAGAAGCTGAACCTGAATTCGCTTTCACGGCCTGGCAGCACGACGAGCATCGCGGCGGCGTACCGCGACAAGTATTATCTCTACCTGCAGATGAATACGCCTCCGGGAAGCCGCCTGCTCGTTTTGGACACGCAGCGCGGGACGTGGTACCGGGAGAGCATCCCGGCCGGCGGCATCGTCGATTTCACGGAGCACCTTGGTTCTCTCCTATGCGGGGGAGGAGACATCGAGGAGATTGCGCACGACAACCAGATATCCGAGCTGAGCGGCACGGCAGAGGGCGACGTGGCGTGGAGCTGCGAGACGGGCCTGATCGGCTACAGCACGGTCGAGCAGAAGTACATCAGCCGGTTCAACATCCGCATGAGCCTCGCGCAGGGAGCGCACATGGACGTACTGGTGCAGTATGACTCCGACGGGCTGTGGCACAATCAGGGGCGGATACAGGGCGCAGGGACGCGCACGTTCATGCTTCCGGTGCGGCCGAGGCGCTGCGACCACTTCCGCATCCGGCTCGAAGGCAGCGGAGACGTGCGCATCTACAGCTTCGCAAAAATATTCGAGGCGGGGAGCGATGTGTATGCTGACATTTGATTACCCGCAGACGTATGCAGTGACCGGCAGCACAGAGGAGCAGCTTGCCCAGCTGCGCTCGTACATCTGGCAGCTCGTGGATATGCTCAATCAGGCAGATGACGGGAACAAGGTCGGAATCGGCGCTTCAGATACTGCCGCGCTCCGTATAGAGCTGGAAAAGCTGCGCAAGGCGCTGCGGGATCTGGAAGCAAAGAGCGGTCACGGCATTCCGAGCGGCGGCACGACCGGGCAGGCGCTGACGAAGCTATCTGACAGCGACTATGACACGGGCTGGCGCACGCCGACAGGCGGAAGCGGCGGCGGAGTCGATGTCAGTACGGTGCTCGACAAGGTGTATCCGGTCGGCTCCATCTACATGAGCGTAAACAGCACAAATCCAAAAACGCTGTTCGGCGGTACGTGGGTACAGATCAAGGACAGATTTCTTCTCGCTGCTGGCACGACCTATAAAGCCGGTGCGACCGGCGGAGAGGCGGCACACACGCTTACCGCAAGCGAGATGCCGAGCCACAACCACGCGGTGTACTACCCGAATGCCGGAGCTGCTGACCACTCCGCGCCCGGCAACTATCCGGATGGCCCGTCTGACAGCACGTATTATGCGATTGGCAGCTACACGTCCAGCGCTGGCGGCGGCACAGCCCACAACAACATGCCGCCGTACTTGTCTGTGTACGTGTGGAAGCGGACGGCGTGACTTGAAGGGAGGGAAACATCGTGATACGTGGCACTACGCCGACATTTGAGTTTACGCTGCCGATGCTGACTGACGAGATCGCAGCCGGATATATCACGTTTGCGCATCAGCTATTACGTCATCGGCAAGTACAAGTAAAGGAGGCCGCGCATGGCAAAGAAAAACTACAACGGTGTCGAGTTTGACGACAGCGTGGATTATGCCGCGCTGATGGACAAGGCGGCTGCCGCCGGAAACAACGAGAAGGCGGCCGTTCTGGAGAAAAAGCGCAACGCGAAGATCCAGTCCGGCGGCATGGACTATGGTACGACGAATCAGTACGCGCAGTACCTGCCGAAGGCGGACACGCCGTATGACACACAGACGGACTACGGCGCGCTGATGGACAAGGCCGCTGCATCCGGAGATTACACGAGCGCAGCACGGTATGAGAAGCTGCGCAACGCGAAGATCAAGGGCGAGGGGCTGGACTACGAGACGAGCGATTACTACTCGAAGTACCTGCCCGAGAACCGGTATACCTACGACCCGAGCAAGAACGACGCATACCAGCGCGCGAATGATCAGGCGACGGCGATCTACGACAAGATCATGAACCGCGGAGAATTCACGTTTGACCTGAACAAGGACAAGCTCTACCAGCAGTACCGCGATCTGTACGCGCAGATGGGGCGCGGCGCGATGGAGGACACCATGGGGCAGGCGGCGGCGCTGACCGGAGGCTATGGAAGCACATACAGCCAGAACGCAGGGCAGCAGGCGTATAACAGCTATCTGCAGAAGCTCAACGAGGTCGTGCCTGAGCTGTATACCGCAGCCTACAACCGCTACAATCAGGAAGGCCAGAATCTGATGAACCTCTACACCATGGCGCGCAGCAACGCGGACAGCGCTTACGAGCGAGACTACAACCAGTGGTATAACCGGCTGCAGCTTGAGCGCAGCGACGAGGACACGGCCTATAACCGCAAGCAGACCGAGGAGCAGAAGAAGCTCGCGCAGGAGGAAACGGACTATGAGCGCAAGCAGAACGCCTGGAGCCGTCTGTCGTCCCTGATCACGACGACCGGATACCAGCCGTCGGACGAGGAGCTGGCGGCGGCCGGGATGTCTGCCAACGAGGCGGCATATCTGCGGCAGTATTACCAGCAGCAGAAGGCAGCATCGTCAAATAAGAGTGGGGGGTCGGGCGGCGGAAGCAGAAGAAGCGGGAGCGGATACGGAGGCGGAGGAACGCAGCCGGGGAAGACGGATTCACCGTCTCCGTATGCACACAAGCCCGGCAGCGGGATCACGCACAACGACATCGACATCACGGACGCGAGCGCAGTAGAATCCGCTGCGGCCGTGGCGGGCAGAGTGAAAGAGATGATCAAGGAAGGCGTACCGATCGCGGACGTTAATGCATTCATCCGCAGCGCGTCGGAAAACGGCCTGATATCGGACGACAGCGCCATCAGGCTGAGATACATGAATAACTCCAGGAAGTGAGGGGCACGTAGATGACAGTCAAGAAAGCAGCAATCTCCATTGGCGATTGGCTCAAGAGCACGGGATTCTCCGCCGAGAAAACGCTTTCCTCGGCGCAGGAGCAGCGGAAAAACCTGCTGCAGCAGATGGACAACGCGAATGCATCGTATCTAACCGGCGAGAATCGCGGCGCGCTGCAGAACGCGTTCAGCAACTATCAGGCGACCATGAACGTGCTTCGCGGTGCCGGCTATGACACCGGAAATGACGTCGACGTTCTGCGCAGAGCCGTGCACTCGTCCTTCGATTTCCAGAACCAGTTCAAGGACGAGAATGACTTTAATGTGTCGTATGCCTACCCGACGAAATACAAGGGCAAGACCCGCACGGACGTCGATGCGGCGCTCACGCAGCTCAAGAACACGCCGGGAGCCGAGGCGGAATATGACTGGCTGAACAAGAACCAGATGAATTACTGGTCTGCGGACGAGCTGAAGGCGCAGATCGGCGCGTGGCAGAACGAGATTTCCGGCATTGAACGGCAGCGCCGGAATATGCCGCGCATGGCCGCCGGGAGCACAGACGCAGACTATGCCAAGCGGCAGCAGGAGGCGCTCGCGCTCTCGGGGCAGATCGATGAGCGAAAAGCGAAGATCGGGGAAGCGCAGAGCCTGCTCACGCGGAAGACCTACGATGACGAGATCAGCAAGTGGGACACGCAGATGCAGAAGGCGCTCTCCGACTACAGCAAGGCACTGAGTGTGAGCGAGAGCGCGAACACGGAGATGGCGTTGGCCGGAAACTCCGCATTTGTGGTGCAAAACAGTGACTACGCCACGAACGCGCGCAATACGGTGCGCAGCTTCGAGCAGCAGCTGCGTGATTACGGCTACAGTGACCAGCAGATCAACGGCATCCGCAACTACGCGCTCACGCAGCAGCACGCAAACGAGGCTGCGGAAATGGCACAGCAGGTCGCACAGGAGGCCAAGGAGCATCCGTGGCTTTCTTCCGCTATGTCTGTCGGGACAAATATGATGGCCGGAGCGGGCGCGCTCGACATCGCGGCACAGAATGCGCTGAACGGGACAGACCCGTTCACGGGCGAAAAAATGGTCGTCGACCGCTATACGAAATCCATGGTGCCGAGCACGGTGACGAACACCATCCGCGGAAGCGTTTCCGAGGACATGAGCGGCATTGGTTCGTTCCTGTACAACACCGGTATGAGCATGGCGGACAGTCTGGCGACGCTGGCCGTCGGCGGCGCGACCGGCCTGCACGGCGCGGCGGATGTGATCCTCGGCGGCGCGGCGGCATCTCAGGCAATAACGGATGCGTATGATCGCGGTGCATCTGACTCGCAGGCCATGTCGGTCGGCCTGCTCTACGGAACGGCCGAGGCACTGTTCGAGCACATCAGCCTGGATAAGCTGCGCACGTTCCACACGTCGGCGGCCGCCGGGAAGAAGACCGCGAAGACGCTGGTTAAGGATATGCTCAAGCAGAGCTTTGTGGAAGGCAGCGAGGAAGTTTCCACGGACATCGCAAACGTCATCTCCGACGCGATCGTGATGGCCGACAAGAGCGAGATCAACCAGACGATTGCCGCCTATCAGGCGGGAGGCATGAGCGAGGACGAGGCAACGCGCAGGGCGTGGCTTGATTGGCTCGGCCAGACAGCGCAGGACTTTGCCGGCGGCGCGATCTCCGGCGGCGTGATGACCGGCGGCGACATGGCGATCAACGCCGGGGTGCGAAGCGCAAATTACCGCGAGACCGGCCGGCAGATCACGGCCAACGACTACGCGGACATCCTCCGCCGCGCTGCAGAGGAAAGCGGCGACGAAAACCTCCGGAAGCTGGCCGGGAAGAAGCAGACGAACCGCAACACCGGCAAGCTTTACGAGGCGACACAGGAAGCAAATCTCACGCAGGCGGTCTCTGACCGTCTGGGTGCGCTCGGCACGCCAGAAAACGACGTGCAGGAGCTGACCGGCCTCGTGGTCAAGCAGATCAAGGGGCAGGAGCTGACGGGCAAGGAACAGCGAAAATTTGACGCCAGCAAGCAGGCGCAGCGCGCGGCGAACGAGTATGCGTCCCTGTTCACGCGGGATGCAGACCGGACAACGAACGCATGGGCGCGCAGCCATATGCGTGACGCGGTCGAGCTGGAGCGCAACGCGATCTATGGCGGGGCGCGCAAGACTGACGCAGGGCAGACGCAGACACATCAGGCGGAGAAGAACGCCGAGGTGCAGGTAAACGGTGAGACAGCACAGGTGCAGGCGCTCCGATATGATCAGGAGAGCGGCAGCGTGGAGCTGTCGGTGAAGGGCAAAAACGGCGATGTGCAGCGCGTTTCCGTGAAGGACGCCAAGCTGCCGGAGGGCACGCGCCTGCTCGCCGAGAGCGCGGAAAAATACGGCGATACCGCGCCGCAGATGTACGCAAACTACAAAAACGGGCAGGACGTGGAGCGCTACGCCAGCGCCTATGAGGTGGCATACTCTTACGGACGCGCGCGCGTGAAAAACTACGCTGTGCTCGAGAACAGCGGCGCAGCATCGTATCTGACACCGGAGCAGCGGAAATTTGCCTACGAGACCGGCCTTGCCGCAGCACGCAGGGAATCTGCCGCGAAGAATGCGGCGGCCAAGAGCGGCGAAATTAAGGCAGGCAACGTGACGCTGGAAGGCGGAAAGCTCGGAAACGTGACGCTCGCCGCCGTGAACACGGCCGGCCTGACGCGCAAGCAGACGGCGTCGATCGACGTGGCACGCAAGGTGGCCGAGGCGACCGGCGTGAACGTCGTGTTCTTCGAATCGCAGACCGACGAGGGCGGCAAGTATCTCGGCATGAACGGCGCATACCGCGACGGCACGATCTATCTGGACGTCAACGCTGGGAAAAACAACGTGGACATCGGCGAGACGGCCATCCTGAAGACGATGTCGCACGAGCTGACGCACTTCATCCAGCAAAATAGCGGCCAGTACGAGGCGCTGAAGGAATTCGTGGCGAACCATGTGCTCGAGAGCGGTGACAGCATTGAGCGTCTCGCCCAGCAGAAGATCGACAACGACTCGACAGGCGAGCTGACGATGGACAGCGCGATGGACGAGGTCGTGGCCGATGCGTGCGAGATGATGCTGCGCAACACCGAGGCCGTGCAGCGGCTGGCAAACGAGAACCGCAGCCTTGCCGAGAAGATCCGCGACTGGATCGGCGACTTCGTGAAGAAGCTGCGCGCTGCGTTCAAGGGCGACCGTGCGACGCACGACGAGGCGAGAGCCATGCTCGACCGGATGGTGGAGCTGCAGAAGCTCTGGGACGATGCGCTGGTGGACGCGGCGAAGGTGAAGGCGGGGAACGGAGTCGCAGCCAAAGGCGAGCAGCGCGAGCAGCACCAGAGCAGAAAAAAGGTTGAACGCGATGAACAAAAGCGGTACAATAAACGCAGCAAATACAGCGAAGCAGAAACGCTTTTCCTCCAGTGGGCAAATGGTTCTTCACCTGCAGGTGAAACAAAGCAGTTTGTCAGATTTGGAAAGCACCGATTCTATGAAAAATCGGTGAACGGATGCGTGGAGATAACCGCGTCACAATACGCTGAAAGAAGGGGCGTCAATAATGCAGATGACTACAGACGAGCATATCACAGAATTGATGCGGCTGCTCATAATGATGGATCTGAAGAAAAAAGAGATTTTCGAGATCGCGGCAGCCATGGAAACAACGGAGATGCTAAAAAGATTTCTCGACAAGCTGTCGGCGAAGAACTACGACATGACGCCGGAGGAAGTCTATCAAGCGTCGATAGAGACGGTGGAAGAGACAATGTAAAAGAGCAGTTCTCCCTACGCGAACCGGTGGAGCAGGTGCGCGATCTTGTCGCCGTGCATGGCCTGACGGAGCAGAACCTGCGGGGCGCGCTTGCGCTCGGCGGATTGCCGATGCCAAGTATCGCGGTCGTAAAAGCTGCGCAAGGGCACAGCAAGTACGGCCCGATTTCCATGGTGTTCGGCAGGGAGAGTATTGACCCGCAGGTTGACCCCAGGAACAAAATCTACGGCGGGGATGCCTACACGCCGACGGCACCGGCGGTGGAATATCCGGTGAACTACGACCGGATGCGTACCGTCGAAAAACGGCTCGCCAGACTGAGCGGGAAGATCGCGGGCGGCGTATTCCGAAACGACAGCGCCCTGCAGCGTGCAGGCGTCGGTGAAGAGAGCGGTATGAGCGCGTCGGAGCTGGCGGACAAGCTCTCGCGGGACGACAGCGTGCGCGCGGCCTATCTGGCCGATCGTGGGGAAACGCTCGAGCCGGTCATGCAGGCAAAGGAATTCAACCGATACGGCAATGACGCGCTGGCGAAACTGGTGCAGAAAATCGGCGTGCAGGAGCTCGCCCGCGTTGAAGCGGACATGGAAACCGGGGACTATCAGTCTGCGCGAGAGATCGAAGACACGGTGCGCCAGATTATCCGCGACAGCTACGAGGAACAGCATCGCAGATTTCTGGACCGAAAGCCGGAACTGAAGGAAAAGCGGCTTGACCACTTCATGGATAACAATGTCCATACTTCCACGGTTGAGGATTTCATCCAAGATGCGTGGGCGTTTTACGAAGATCAGGGCGCTACAGCGGACGAAGTAGACCGATTGGCTACCAGCGACAAATTGCACGAGGCGACGGATACTGAGGACGTGAAGGCGTGGCTGCTGCCACAGCTGAAATCTGTTTTTGGCGAGCCCGGCATTTACAACGGGAAGGAGCGCTATACCGCCTCTGGAGACAGACGCAGCTTTTCGCAGCTGCATTGGGAATACACGCTCGAGAACATTGTGAGTGCGATGGCGGAAACCCAGAAGGAGCGCGGCGGCCAGACGTGGGGGACGTCGGCAGGAGCTATGCAGGCTGTCAGCGCCGAGGACTTTTCCAGCATTGATGAAGTGAAGGCCGCGAGCGGCAGGCTCGGCAAAGCGGAAGGCGAGCAGTATGAAGCGGCGAAGAATGCTGTTGAAAACCTGATCGATCAAGCGACACGCACCGTTATGCGAGAGACGCGGCCGCACGCCGACAATTCGTTCGATGAAAGAGAAATTATCGGCGATGTTATGATGGAAGCGGCGAAGGGCAAGCGGACGGCACGGGCCATTCAGCAGGCTTTTGCGAAAGAGGGATATTCGGTCAGTGAAGAAACTGCTCGCCGGATTCAAGAAGTGTATAAGGCGGCGGCTGCACTTCCGACGGAATATTTTGAGGCGAAGCCGCAGAGAGCGGTCGGCTTTGACGAGGTGAAAGTGGCCATTGTGCCGGACAACATCAACTCCGAGCTGAAAGAGCAGCTTGAAAATATGGGAGTGCCGGTGCAAGTGTACCGCGCTGGTGACGAGGAGCAGCGTCTGCAGATACTGAACTCGGATAAATCGTGGCAGTTTTCCGAGCGCGAGCGCGACGATGTCGTCTCGCAGGAGATCACGTCTGCGAAGACGTCCATCAAGCAGGTCGCTGGCCTGTTCAAGGACAAGAACGCGAAGTTTGGCAAGACCAACATTGACGTGGGCGGCGGCCGCTTCAACCTCGTGACGGATTACCTCGCGGAGCGCGGCACGAAGAATATGGTCTTCGACCCGTATAACCGCGGCGTGGATGAGAACACAGCGACGCTGCGCTACCTGCAGAACGGCGGCCGGGCGGACACGGCAACGTGCGCAAACGTGCTCAATGTGATCCGCGAGCCGGACGCGCGCGCGAACGTGATCCTCGAAGTGGCGAAGTGCATCCGCGACAGCGGCACGGCGTATTTTACCGTGTACGAGGGTGACGGCAGCGGCGAAGGCAGGCAGACATCCTCCGGCTGGCAGAACAACCGGAAGACTGCGGGTTACGTATCCGAAATCGGCCGGTATTTCGACGACGTGCAGCGCAAGGGCAAGCTCATCATTGCCACGAACCCGAAACAGGATCTCCCGAAGGCGTCGTGGGAAGTGGAGCCAGGGCGCGGTGTACAGTTTTCCGAGCGTGACGACACGCGGACAGACCGCGACGTGCTCTCCGATGCTGCGGACGGCGATGCGGCCAACGTGCGCGAGATGGAGATGCTGCGCGAGTACCGCGAGAAGCTGCGCGAATACACGAACGCATCGAAGCGGCTGGAGAAGCAGCGCCAGATCGCGCTGACCGCGACCGACAAGAGCGAGCGCACGAAGGCGGCGAACCGTGCCAACAACGCAGCGCAGAGAGTGAGCAAGCTGGACGAGCAGCTCACGCGGATGCAGAACGCGAAACCGCTGCGCGAGCTGGTGGCGCGCGAGCTGAAGACGCGCGACAGTCTTGCCAAGGAAAACGCCATGCTGCGCGACCGCGTGGAGTATTGGCGCGGGCAGACGCACACCACGGAAGAAGCGACTACAGACCCGAAGGCCGTGCGGGAAGCGGCGAAGGATATCATCAAGCAAACAGGCAGCAGCATCGATGCGGACGAGGTCACAGGAAGACTGCAGGAGCTGTATGACGGCATCGCCCACGCGACGAGCGAGAACGGCTTGAGCCAGGAGAATATCTGGAAGCGCGCGTATGATCTTGCGCACGACATTCTCGACGACGTGAGCGTCAGGGACGACATGATGTATCAGGAGTACAGCGACCTGCGCGCGTATTTCCGCAACACGCAGATCACGCTCTCGCCGGCCATGCTCGGGGACTTCACGGACTTCGGCGACTTCCGCAGGCGGAACTATGGCAGGATGAAGCTGAAAAAGGGCGAGCACGGGAACGTGGACCAGATCTATGAAGAGGCGGCCACGATGTGGCCGGGACTCTTTGACTCGGAGCGCGTATCCCATCCGGGCGACCAGCTGCGGGAGATCGACGATGTGCTCAACCGCATCTACACGATCGACGAATACAACCCGAACGACCGGTATATGCATCAGGCGGCGCAGAGCGTCGCAAACGAGATCATCGAGCAGTTTTTTGATACGCCGGAGCAGAAAACGTTTGCGGACCGGCAGGCGAAGAAGCACGACCAGCAGAAGACGCACTACCTCAACCAGATCAACGAGCTGCGCAAGGCCAATGACACGCGCATCGCGGAGCTGCGGGCGCAGAACCGCAAACGGCTGCAGGAAGCCATAGCAAGAGAGCGCGAGAAACGCGACGAGCAGATCGCGCGGCTGAAAGAGCACTATGACGAGCGGGACGCAGCCGATAAGGCACGTAGGGAGGAAAGCGCGGCAGTGGCGAAATACCGCCCGCGCATCGAGCAGAAGGCGAAGCGCCTGAGCGATTGGCTGCTGAAAAACAGCGACAAGGAACACATCCCGGAGCCGTTGAAGCTGGCGGTAGGCGAGTTCCTGGAATCCATCGACTTTACGAGTAAGAGGGCGCTGGACGGCGGCGCGCTGACGAAAAAGGACATTCGGCGTTCGCTCCGGTATACTGACCGGATGCAGAAGCTGCTGGACAGCCTGCGCGGGCAGAACGATGACGGGACGAACGACCTCGGACTGTATCTGGACATCCCGGATGGATTCCTCGAGGAGATGCAGAAGCACATCAACACTGCGTCCGACATCGTCAGCCAGAACCCAGGCGAGAACGTTGTAAACCGGATGAACGGTGAGCAGCTGCAGCAGCTCGACCGGATGCTCACGATCCTGACGCGCAGCATCCAGAACGCGAACAAGCTCAAGGCCAACGCGCACTTTGAGACCGCGCGGCAGGCGGCACAGGCGACGGTGCAGGAGCTTGAGCGGCTGGGGCAGGCGAAAGGCAGAACGAAAGTCGGCGACAAGGTAGCCAACTTCTTCAATTGGGAAAACACGACACCATACTACGCGTTCCAGCGCTTCGGCGAGGGCGGCAAGGCGATCTTCGAGGCGCTGTCGTCTGGCTGGGACAAGATGGCGTTCAACACGAAGGCAGTCATGGGCTTCACGGAGCAGACATACAAGCCGGAGGAAGTGAAGGCGTGGTCGAAGGAAACGCACACGTTTAAGCTCGAGAGCGGCGAGAGCGTGAAGATGACGACTGCGCAGATGATGGCGTTTTACTGCCTCTCGAAGCGCGAGCAGGCCATCGGCCATCTGCTCGGCGGCGGTATGCGCGTGGAGGACATCCAAAACAGCGGGCGCAAGGAAAACGTCAAGCAGCCGGATCCGTTCCTGCTGACGCAGGAGGACATCACTGCAATCAACGGCGCGCTTACAAAGCGGCAGCGTGAAGTAGCGGACAAGCTGCAGAAGTACATGACGCAGCAGGGCAGCGAGTGGGGCAACCGCGTATCGATGGAGCGCTTCGGATACCGCGCGTTCACGGAGGAGAACTACTTCCCCATCGAGACGATGGACTCCGACCGAGACGCGAAAGACCCAGGCGCGAAAGAGAACGATATGTTCCGCCTGCTGAATATGTCCGCGACGAAGAGTCTCGTCTACAAGGCAAAAAACGCGCTTGTTGTGCGCGACATCTTCGATGTGTTTTCAAACCACATGACGGACATGGCGAAGTATGACGCACTGGCGCTGCCGATCCTCGACGCGATGAAGTGGTACAACTACCGTGAAAAGCAGAAGCTTGAAAACGGGCACGTGCTCACGACGACGGTTCAGCGGTCGATCGAAAAGGCATACGGCATGGATGCCAACAAGTATTTCACGACGTTCATCAAGGACCTGAACGGCGTAAACGAGGGCGGCCGCGGGGAGGGCTTTGCGAAGAAGATGCTCTCCAACTACAAGGTGGCGGCCGTGGCTGCGAACCTGCGTGTGGCGCTGCTGCAGCCGACAGCGTATGTGCGCGCGGTCGGCGTGATGAACCCGAAGTATCTGGCAAAAGGATTTGCCGCGAAGAGCGGATACAAAGAAGCGGAGGCGCACAGCGGCATCGCGCTGTGGAAGCAGATGGGCTTCTACGACACAAACATCGGCAGGGGTGTCCGCGACCAGATCAAGAACGCCGGGACGTGGAAGGACTCGACGGTCGAATTCCTTATGAAAGGCGCAGAATGGGGCGACCGGCTTACATGGGGCCACTTGTGGAACGCCTGCAAGGCGGAGGTGCGTGACAAGCAGAAGCTGACCGGCGACGCGCTGCTGAGGGCGACGGCCGAACGCTTCCGCGAGGTCGTCTACTCGACGCAGGTAGTTGACAGCACGATGACGCGAAGCCAGGCGATGCGCGCGACCGGTGTGTACGGCGCTGTATCTACGGCCTTTATGTCGGAGCCGACGCTGTCGTACAACCTGCTGCTCAAGGCGTACACGGACTACACGGCGGAGCTGCGCGCGACCGGAGGCAAAAAAGAAGCGTGGAGAAATGCAAGCGGGAAAATTGTAAGAGCGCTGGCGACCTATCTTGTGTCGGCGGCTACTTCGGGGCTTGTTGAATCAATCGTGGACGCCTGCAGAGACGACGACGAGTACGCCACGTGGTGGGAGAAATACCTGAGCGCGCTGATCGGCGCGAAATACAAAGACGGAAAGCTTTCCGGCGTGAACCCGCTTGAAAGCAACCTGTTCATGGACGTGGATATCCTCTCGAAGCTCCCGATTCTCAAGGATTTCATGTCGATGATCTCCGGGTACGAAAACGACCGGATGGACACGGAATGGATTAAAAACCTGATCGACGCGTATCGAATCTGGGACGAGACGATCAAGCTGGAGACAGGCGATCTGGACGAGCCGACGGACGTGACGTACAACGGCAACATGACGCTGTACGGAAAGATCTACAAGACACTCAAGGCCGTCTCACAGGCGACCGGCCTGCCGATCAGCGCGGCGAGCCGCGAGGTCGTAACGCTCTGGAACACCATCGCCGGAGCTGTAGGCAAGGGCGATGAGTGGACGATCCACACCTATGACTCCGGGCCGGAGAACCAGATCAAGTACGGTCTGAGAGACGGCTACCTCACGCGCGAAGAGGCGCAGCAGTTGCTGGTCGACAAAGGACTCGCGGACAACGAGGATGATGCGTACTGGAAGGTTGACAAGTGGGCGACCGGCGAAGGAAAGTACGACGAGGCGCTCGCTGCGGTGCTCAGCGGCGACAAGGCCGCATTTGATGCGCAAGCCAAGGAGCTGAAAGAGCACGGCATCGGCGAGAAGCAGCTGCAGTCTAAGGTACGCTCGCAGACGGAGAAGTGGTACGTCGGCGACGACGACGGAAAACGCTCGGTCACGAAGGAGCAGGCGCTGAAGATCCTGCAGCAGTACGGAGGAAAAGATGCCGACGAGGCGCAGAAACTGGTGCAGGAGTGGACGTGCAAGGTCGTGACCGGCACGGACTACGACGACATCAAGGATCTGTATCTCGACGGGAAGCTCACGCGGTCTCGCGCGGTAGACATGATGGTGCGCTACGGCGGGATGAAGCAGGAGGACGCGCAGAACAAGATTGACACGGCGGACTTTGTCAAGGCGCATCCGGAATGCGACGGAATCAGCGTTGAGGCCGTGCAGAAGTACAACGAACAGGCAAAGCCGGCCGGGCTGGATGCGGGGACGTTCTGGGAAGCGTATCAGTTTAAGAACGACGCAAAGACGACGCGCGACAGCAACGGCAAGGCCATCAGCGGGCAGGGCGCGATGGACAAGGTGGCGGCGTATATCGACGGGCTCAGCATCAGCAGGGAACAGAAAAACGCGCTGTTTTTGTGCTTCTACAGCCAAACCTCGCTCAACAAGATCCGCTGGAGCAATTAAATCTGAGGAGGGATAGAAATATCCCTCCCTTTTTTATATTGTAGAAGCAGTGGAAGGGAGGACATCATATGACTATCACAATACGCTCGACGAACCGATCGAATAAGGAGGCGCTTAAATGGCCGAGGATGAATGGGCTTGAAATCATCTATGAGAAGTGAAAACAAGGAGGCGCAAGACGGAGGTGCTATATGGATCATGTAATCACGGATAATCGCGCGTTGGTGCCCACGGAGATCATGGTAAGCGCGGCGATCATGGCAAAGACCGACACGGAGATCGACACAGCGCTTGGCCGCGAGCAGGCGGCCGGCACGATCATCTACACGGCAGGGTACGATCAGATCAAGCAAAAGGCGCTCGACGGCAGCTGGGCGGAGGTGTAAAGGATGGACATCATCGAGGCTTTTGCTACCAAAAATAAGTGCTATCAGGTAGCGACGCCGCTGACGCCGCGCGGCATCATGCTGCACAGCATCGGCGTGCCGCAGCCCAACGCGGCGGTGATGGCGCGCAGCTACAACCAGTACCAGCCGGGCGGACAGAGCGTGTGCGTGCACGGCTTTATCCAGCGCGACGGGACGTACTACCAGACGCTGCCGTACAACCTGCGCGCATGGCACTGCGGCGGGAGCGCCAACGGCACGCACATCGGCATCGAGATGACGGAGCCTGCTTCCATCGTCTACACCGGCGGCGCAAGCTGGCGCGACCTTGACCCGGCTGCGACCGAGGCGCACGTGCGCGGGACGTATGCCGCAGCCGTGGAGCTTTTCGCGCAGCTCTGCGAGCAGTACGCGCTGGATCCGCTGGAGGACGGCGTGATCATCAGCCACGCCGAGGGCGCGGCAAGAGGCATCGCCAGCGCGCACGCAGATCCCACACACCTGTGGCGGGCGTTTGGGCTGACGATGGACGGCTTTCGGGCGGACGTTGCCGCAACGATGGCGGCAAAAAATACAGACGAGGAGGACGGCGATATGGTAAGATACGACAGCATCGACGATGTGCCGGGCTGGGCACGCAGCACGATCAAAGCGATGATGGACGCAGGTCTAATCGCCGGCACGGGCGGCGGCAGACTCGGCCTGAGCGATGATATGCTGCGGATGCTGTACATCATGTGGCATGCGCGTGATACGCGCTATGGCCGCATCGTGGACGGCAAGGTGATGGACGTGCCTGCATGGGCGCAGGCCGCGGTGCAAAAGCTTGTCGATGACGGTGTGCTTGCGGGCGTAGGAGGTGGCAAGCTGGACTTGTCCATGGATATGCTGCGCACGCTGGTAATGTGCCAGCGGATGATGGACACCGCTGGCAGCAGGAAGTGAGGCGCATATGTCGGAGGTTATCCTTGCCGCGCTGATCAGCGCGGCGGCCGCCATTGTGGTCGGCGTCATCAACAGCCGCGCGCAGCACAGCAAGCTGATCGCGGAGCTGGACAAGCGCGACGAGCTGCAGGCGTATCGCATCGGGCAGCTGGAGCGCAAAGTGGACAAGCACAACCAGGTCATCGAGCGTACATATAAGCTGGAGGAGTGCACCGAGCTCCTCGGCGAGCGCATCAAAGTGGCCAATCACCGGATCGATGAACTGGAGCACAAAAATTAAGAGGAGGACATCATTATGGAACTTGGTATTGCATCTGTGGCGGCGATCACCGCCATCGCGTATCTGCTGGGCATGGCCGTCAAGGCCACCAGCGTGGCCGACAAATGGATCCCGATCATCTGCGGCGTGGCCGGCCTGATCCTCGGCGTCTCCGCGTGGGCGATGGGCGTGCCGGACTATCCGGCGCACGACTGGCTTAACGCTGCGGCCGTCGGCATCGTGTCCGGCTGGGCGGCGACGGGGCTGAATCAGAGCGTGAAGCAGCTGACCGAGAAATAATAATTAAGAAACGCCTGGGAGAACCAATGTTCTCTCAGGCGTTTTTCATCAAATAAGAGTATGAAACAGAGTTTGAAATAGGACTAAATTTGTCTGCATTTCACTGCATTTTTCACTTTTAGGGCAAAAATCAGAGAACCGGAAAACACTGATTTATCAGCATATTCCGGCCCTCTTTGGTCCGAGTGAGAAGATTCGAACTTCCGGCCTCTTGAACCCCATTCAAGCACGCTACCAACTGCGCTACACCCGGATATTTTATTTGCTCAAATAATATAGCACACCGCGCAAAAAAATGCAAGAGGGAAATGCGGCTTTTGGGCAGAAAGTTTTTCGTTGCATTTCTTTACGATTGTATCAGAATTTTGAATAGACAGGTTTCGAAATAATCATAAATTTTTTAAATAAATAAATTGAAATTTTTTGGGTGATTTGTTAACGTGTTCTTAACACCTATGTGGGATGATAAAGTCCCATGCATGCGGGGCATGCAAGATCCACTTGGCGAAATAGAAACAAAGGAGGAAACATCATGACAGGTAAAAAACTGCAGCGTCTGCTGGCGTGTCTGCTGGCGGTGCTGCTGCTGTCGCAGGTCGGCGCGTTCTCGCCGGCCGTGTTCGCGGCGGATGACATCGACTACACGCTGCAAAACGGTACGGCCATCATTAAGTCCACGATGACGACCGATGAAGTGAACCATGCGCTGACGCGCGCGCTGGTCAAGGATTTTGATCAGTTGAGCCCTGAGGATCAGCAAACACTTCTGGATAGTCTTCAGTGGGAGTACGAGTGCGAGGGCAAGGGCAAGGGCCTTTTTGGCTTCCCTGTCACGCGTACCGACTGGGGTTCCATTAATGGGTTTACTAGCGTAGATAAGAAAATCAATTATACCCACCCCGCGCTGGCCGCTAACAAGGATGGCGACTACAAGGTCCGCCTTGCCGGCACGACAGCGGAAGTGACGCTGACGAAGGCGGAGAAGCTCTCTTCGTCCATCACGCTCAAGCAGGACGCCAGCGTGAAGCTGCCGTATAAGGAAGACGGCACGCTGGATTTTGACGCGCTGCGTGCAGCCATTCTCCAGCAGGTCGTGGACGAGGGGACTACCCCGTCTCTGACGACGGAGAATACGGAGATCAAGTACTATGCGACGTCTTCAACGGGATGGGCTCATGAATGGGTGAAACTGGATGGCGATAAGGTCAATCTTGCAACTTACCCCGCCATTTCTGCGGGTGAGCAGCAGATCCAGATCAGCTTCAAGGGCGACAATACTTACAAGGCGTCCTCTGAAACGACGACGGTGACCTTCACCGAGCGCCCGAGCATCGAAGCGGTGACGAAGGAAAACCCGACGTTCAAGCTCGCCTTCACTGCCGACGGCGCGGCGACCTATGACAACATCCGGCAGCAGGTCTGGGATGCGGTCGTTGTGAGCACGAACCCGGCTCTGACCGTGGATGATGTGACCATCGAGTATTATGCTACGGCTGAGAGCGGCTCTTGGGGCAGCGTCGGCAAAGCATGGATGCCGCTGGAAGGCGGCACAAAAGATTTGCTGACCTATCCCGCCATCGGTGAAGGTACGCAGGAGGTGCGCATCACCTGGGGCGGCAGCAAGGACTACGCCGCCTGGCAGTGGCAAGGGAATGTGGCCGTCACCGGCCGCGCGGACGCTCCGTTCCAGCTCAAGCAGGGCGTGACCGAAGTCTCGATGGTCTACAACAAGGATCAGAGCATCAACTACGAGGCAACCGCGCAGGCTCTGCGCGAGGCGCTGCTCGTGAGCGCTGATCCGAACGTCTCCATCAACGACGTGACGGTGGAGTATAACGCCGGCACAGATCTTGCCAAGAATTTCCAGCCACTCGACTTTGACGGTTTTGGCTTCAAGTTCGGCCTGAACGAGCAGACCATCCGCTTCACCTGGCGCGGCAACGCAGACTACCAGGCTTATACGGCGGAAGTCACCGTCGAGATGAGCGACAGCCGCGAGGCCAGCACCGTCGTCCTTAAGCCGAGCATCTCTCTCATCTACAATAAGGACGCCGCTGCCATGACGCAGCAGATTTTTGAATACGTCATTGATTGGGACGATTCCACGCTGCCCGACAAGAGCACGCTGAGCGTGGACGACTTCACGATCGAGTATTACGCAACGGCTAAGGTTGTGGCCGGTGATCTTGGCGGCGACGTAGGACTCCAAAAGTGGGTTCCGATCGAAGGAGAAGATGGAATCAGTGTTGGCAAACTCCAGTATTTCTACCCCCAGATGGGTGCTGGCGAGCAGCAGATCCGCGTGACCTTCAACGGCAGCGAGACCTATCGTCCCAGCGAGGCTGAGGAAGGCTCGCTCACGGTCAAGAAGGCAAATGTCTCCGTCAAGGTGCACTCGACGAGCATCTACGCCGATGAAGTGCCGGGCGAGGGCTTCGTCACCACTGATCCCGTGGACGATTTTGACATCTTCACGGTCTATACCGGCGTGTCCAGCGTGTTCGTGCAGCTGCCCGAGCGCTACACAGACAACGCGTTTATCAAGGCTGTTGATCCTGTGCTCGAAAAAGTCGGTCTGCGGACGATCCAGGATATCATGGACAAGGGCATCACCGTCGGAGAACTCAAGCAGAATCTGGACAAGATCGCCAATGGCAGCGAGTATGCCGTAGTGCGTGAAGCGCTCAAGCTGATGGGTGTTGACGTCACTACGCTGCAGCAGATCATCAACGTGTTCAACAAGATCACCCTGCTGGACAATGTCCGCATTGCCCTGCGTACGCCGGATCAGGTGGGTATCTACACCGTTTACGCGATCACGAACAACGATAACTACAACACCGGCTTCGGTATGGGTGCACTCGTTGTGAAAAAGCACTACTCCGGTGTGAAGCTCGACTGGAATCAGAACTTCACCAATGGCAAGATCTCCGCTGCGGACGTGAAGAACTTCGACTTCGGTGCGACGCTGAGCTATAACGGGGAACAAGTCGAGGATCAGTCCTCTGTGCACTACCTGTACTCCGGCTTCACCAGCAGGTGGCGCCCGTATTCGAGCACCACGACGCCCCCGACTGAGCCCGGCCGCTATGTTGTGACGGTCGTGACTCTGGGCGGCAACTATCAGGCAGCGCCCATCACGCGCGCTTTCCAGATCACCAAGTAATTTTCTCGCGTGTGTCTCCCGGGCTTTTTTGCCCGGGAGACATTTTTGCGCCGGAGGAGACCGGCCGGAGCGGAAAATGAAAATCGCCGAAAATTTTTTCAAAAATAACTTGACAGCAGTCGAATCGTCTGGTATATTAAACAAGCGCTGAGGCGACGAGGCCGAGTAGTTCAGTCGGTTAGAACGCTAGCCTGTCACGCTAGAGGTCGAGGGTTCAAGTCCCTTCTCGGTCGCCACCCGCGGGGCGAAAGCTCCGCGGGCTTTGTATGCTGCTATAGCTCAGTCGGTAGA